CCAATATCCCTGAGAAGTGTAAATAATAGGTCTTATGCCTGAAAGCCTTTCCACCTCATTCAAGAATCTTTGTAGTTCATCGAATGTACAATTACCATGATAAGTAGTTGATTCAAAATCTGCGACTGGTGCGATTTCTCCAGGATCATTTTTCCAGCGATTGACAAAACGCCTGGCCAATTCCTCCTGGTTCATCCCATGCAAAGGCCAACCATAAGCACCCCTGGCTATCCCAACTCTTTTAGATTCTCGCCAGTTTCGATCAAATTCCTTATCCTCATTGTAGCCAAACATTGCTCTTTCAAATGCAAATTTAACTCCCTGAGATTTAGCTTTATCCCAGTTGAATTTGCGATTGTGATGACTGACATCTATACCATTATCCATTTTTATTTAATTCCTCTTTAACAATACGCCTTATTTTATTTTCTAATGATTCTGGTTCGGGTGGAGGTACAAAAGACGCTTGCCGATCTCGAATTTCTTTAACTTCGACATTGGTCAATTCCACATATTTTTGCGTTTTATTTGTACAATCAATTACTATCTTTTTCATTTTATTTCATCCCATACAATGATATTCTCGAATATTCTTTCCAGTTAGCCCCTAACTGTGGAATAATTGTAATTCTATTAATGGCTGCTGTTGAATCCCATAAACCCATTCCGTTTCTTATTGTAACATTACCCGATGCAACTGATTTTGCTACCCCAGCCGAAACGTAAAGGGACTTATTGATATCTGCACTTGCGTAATTTGGAATAAATATTTCCGATGGATCAAACTGATCAGCTAGCCCATTTGCTGAAACTACCCCAGTAATAATCGCTTCGTTTTGCGCAAGTGCTTCGTTTGTTACAAGTACATTGTTATGATGTATGTCATAATATAAAGCATTGTAATTTGCCCCAGCATCATTGTTAAATCTGACAGTAATACCATCACTTACTGCTCCTCTATCGCTTCTCAATGAACACATTAATCTTAAGTGTTTATAAGTTGCTGGTATAGACGTAAAGTCAAAACTTGCCACATCGCTACTTAACAACACATCTTCTATTAACTCTAATCCTACTGTATTATCAACGTATGCTTTAATGCTCTGTTGTGTTGCCAGCTTCGTTGCGCTATCAGATACCATGTTATCTTCATCAAGACAGTCGGAAATATTAGCAGTCGTTGGGAAATCAAAATTGTTTCCATTTAAGTCTAAATCGCCACCAAGTTGCGGTGTCAGATCATCTACAAGGTCTGACATTCCTGCGCCGCCACCTCCACTAAACGCTAGCCATTTAGAAAGCCCATCATCATAGATAAGAAGAGCTAAATCTTCAACGTCATCTAACGTAATATCTGCCTGACCACCACAAGAAATGTTCCCCACGTCATGCTTAATTACAATAGTTCTTGCATCGTTCTCTGGTCTAAGAAAGATTATCAACGCTTCAACACCGCCATTGATGGTTTCTAAATCATCAGAAGCCGCATCTCCAAAAGTGTCAACCGTAAAATAGTTTCCAGAGTTAGCTGACCATGTTATTTCTCCCGCAGCGTCAATAGTCAGTTCAGTCGCTTCTAAGAATCCAAACTGTGTTGCTAACGCATAAATATCATCAGTTCTTTGATTTAGATCCGCAGCATCGTTGTAATCTACTCCGTCTGTGTAGCTTGTATTTGGGGGTGCCGTTCCTGGTATAGTACTCGCCATATTATCTCCTTATTTAGTACATATTTTCATATTACTATTACACTTTACTATGAACCTGCAAATGCGAAAGCAATTAGTGTTGAATAATAAACCGCTGATTTCCCTCCACCTTCCCCATACGCTTGCATTAAAACATCAAATGTACCCGCTGACTCCGCGCGAGCTTGACTCGCGCTAAACGGTTCATCTGTATGTCCAGTTTCTTCTGTATAAATACCTACACCGCTATTTGCATTTATTTTGACTCCGCATCTTGCCCAAAGACCGCCTGTATTTGACCACAAGTTTCCTGTCGCTACTGCTATAACAACTCCATCAACTGGTAAAGTTAAAGATATAGTTGAACCCGGAACGGTCTGATATGCAGCAACCGCAGTTGATTGCCAATTCGCTGGAGTTGTTATACCCCAATCTAATAAAGGAAAACCTTGTTCCATCGCGGTTGCTCCTGCATTAGCTCTTGGACTTTGTCCTTGTAAACCGATAGCAAGCCATGAAGGGATTGTTCCATTCTCAGTTAAAATTCCTCCGCCTGCCCCGATACCTAACCACGAAGGAGCTGCCGCACCAGATAAAAGAACTCCACCATTTGAGGCAGCAAGTCTCGCCTTATTAGCCGCACCCGTATAGTAATCTATATCTCCAGCAGTTGTACCGACCCATACTGCCGCAAAGTTATCTATAAGATAAGTATTCTGATTAGCCGCTGTCCATAAATCGCCAACAGCTACTAAAGGAACAACGCTATAGGCCATAGAACTCCATTAATACTTCTGGGATTCTTCCTCCAACTGCCAATATAGCATAAAGCCGAGCAAAAGCCTCTGAATAAAGACAGGAATCCACTTCATTTTTGCAACTCGTATCTATTAATAATATTGGCAGTTGTTCATCCACTGCAATCTTAAATTCCTCCGTTTGCGATGGTCTCCCACTTTTAAAATCTAATCTATGACCTTCTTCATGATGACATATTATTGGGTTATCACAAATCACAAGATCAATGACTGGAATATACATCGCCTCAAAACCAAATATTAATTCAATTAATATTAATAAAATCTTGTTATATATCATTCTGGGCCTATTGCAATCCAAGCAAACTCGACAGTGAATGCCGCTGCCAAACCATCACCACCGTAAACCTGCACATCAATATCAGCAGCAGCCTGATTAGATAACAAGAATGAAAATATTCCTCTTGCTCCACCTGCGGTCTGTTCTACTGAGCCAGCAAGAAATATTGGCACATCTGAAAAAGCTACTGGATAGGTGATAGTAACGTCAGCAGTATCACCCGCTCCAGCCTCAATCGCTTCTGCACTTCCTGCTTGAATAAACCAATCCGCAGGAACATAGTTATTCGTTCCTTCGGTTGACCAGTTAGTTGCGTGCCCCCCTTGCCTTCCTAAAAGTTTAAACCATTCAGGGGCAGTGCCAGCTCCATCAACTCTCTGAGCAAAGCCAGCAGTACCTATTGCTAATCTCGATTTAGCTGCCGCACCAGTATAATAGTCAACATCTCCGGCAGTCGTTCCCACCCAGATAGCAGCCATATTATCACGCAAATATGTATTTTGATTGGCTGCTGTCCATAAGTCCCCCGTGGCCACCAAAGGAACCGCACTATAAGCCATGTACTATTCCCGCCTTTGCGAGAGTATTTTGTCTTTTCAAATCATTTAGAGTTTCATCTTTATTCCACTTTCTTGAAAGACCTTTTATCTTGGGTTGTGAGCATAACACCCTGCCAAGTAATTCTGTACCTGCTTTTCTAACAACCTCTCTTTCTTGAAGTATCTGTTCTATTCGTGCCATCTTACTCTTATTAGGAAATATTACTTTGCGTCCCTTCCCTTTTTGTTTGTAATTGCCGCATGAGAAACAGTAAAACAGTTTTTCTTCTTTACAAACATATTCAACACCGCCGCACTCACACTTTGCAATCCACCTTCCCCAATCAACTATTGCATGTACTGGGTCTTTGTTAATTATGTCGCCAGTAAAAGGAGTGTCTAACAAACGCTTCTTTTTAAGTATGTTGCTGCGCCTCAATATCCATTCTTTATGAGTTTTACATCCGTCTCTTTTACATAAGTCTTTAGCTGTTATCATATTTATCCTAAAAAGCAAATATAGTTTCTTCACCCATTTTAGCAGGAAATGTCCAATATCCTTCAACTTCCATGTGCGGTTCTAGCCACCAGGTAGTTAATATTCTACCAAATCCATAATCTTCGTGTGCAATTCCTGCAATACGATATTCAGCATCTATGGTAAGGTCTGCTATTTCTAACTTAATCTTCTCATATAAATCATAACCTAATTGTGCAGACACAGGAGAGTATATTTGAATTATTGGGAATCGATTGTTTCCAGCAAAGAACCCAACAAGAAATGCTGAAAGATCGATTGAAACATTAATATTCTGCTGCCACGGATTGTCAAGTTCAAACACTACCCCTTCTTCAACCCCATCTTGAACAGGTGTGGTTTCTGGCGTGTCAATAGCTTCTCCACGAACCTTGACCGCTATGTAACCGCCAGCCGCATTGTTATTTGTGAATACTAATTTAGAAGTCTGACCAAAGTCAGTTTTTACTAAAACAATGTCCGCGGTTATATCTGCTCCACCTCCACCCTCTACTGTGTTTGCTGTATAGTCGGTTGTAGCAGCACATAAAATCCCTTCTGCTGGCACTTTTCGATTATCATAAGTGTAGTCAGCCCACAATGTAAGTGTTCCACCGCTGCCGTCTATATAAGGTTCTTGATAACAAGTCCACAAAGTCGCAAGAGCTTGTTTTTCTTTTGGATAGGTAATGATTTTTACAAGATCAAATTTGTTCTCCCAGGGCTGAGGAATGACTAAACTTTGCCCAACATCAGTTGCAGTTAGCGTAAGTGTTGGAGCTGCGCCAACATAATGACGGCTATGAAAAGTTGCTTTCCCATCATTCGCAATATAGAATATTCCAAGCTCACTTTCTACTATTTCATCAACAGCTAAGTTAGCGTTTTGTCCGCTGATCCAACTATAAGGAATTGTATCTGCTCCAGATAATATATCAGTACCCCAAATAGCAGGCCATTCTATATAATCAAATAAAGCTTTAAGCATAGTGTCTGCATCTGTATTCTGTGTAAGATCAACATACGCTTTGCTTCGTCCTAATAAATCGTTTCCGTCAACAGCTCTTATTATTACAGTCTTTTTTCTTCCCTGTTCAATCGCCTGTACATCATCTACTATTCCATTGAACACATCGTATTTAATCTCGGTAGAATGATCAACTGCAGTAACTTTTATGTACTTATCAATTCCAACATTCGGATATAAAGGACTTGCAGCATTCAAAGGATCATAACGCCCGTCCTGATTATTTAATTCAAATAGCAATGTACCAATACTTTGCGGTTGAAACCCCTCTCCATTTGATCTGATTAAATGTTTTCTTCCTCTAAACGTTCTGAATGAATTTTGAACTATCCAGGCATCCTCATTTGAGCCGTCAAATACGCTATCTTCGTCCCAGTCTATTTCAACTCCCAATGTCATACTGCCAACAGCAGGACATTCCCACTCGCCGTAAGGGCAAGAACCGTAAAGAGCAGCACCATAAAGAGCCATTATCTACCCCATCCCCTATCTCTTATTCCTTCTTTAATAAACGGATTAAGAGCTTCTTGTACTCTAGTGGAATCAGATATATCAACACCGTAATTGTTATAAACAACAGTTTCGTGTCTTGTAGGGCTAACTTGTCTTGCTGCGCCAGCCCCAGATTGCGAATAGGCGTAATTCACAATACCAGCTCCAAGCGCCAGAGGATTTCTAAGTTTCATTATCAAGTTATAAATTGCTTGTAATCTTGCGGCTTGACCAATAAACGTTTCTACCCAACTAATAATTTCTCTTACGGCGTCACGTATATCGTTAAAGCCATCTCTAAGACTTATTAATTTGTCATAAGAACCCTGCCCAAAAGCCATTTCAATAGCGCCTTCTATATCGCCGCTTTGCAGTAAAGTAAGAATTCCTACTAGCCCGCTACCTTCATCACCAATCACTCTTCCTAACCAATCAAAGAAATTTTGAATAGCTGCTTGTACTGCCGGACTGTCTAAGGCGTTAATTATCCCCTCCATTATTTTGGTAAACAACGGCAAAACGGTAACAGCCAATTTATCTCTCAAGTTCTCCATTGTTGTTTGAAATCTAGCAAAATATTGAGAAGCTGTTCCAGCCACTTCAGGAAGATCCGCTGTGCTTTCTTTTAATTTCTCAGTTACGACATTCGCCATGCCCATTTGGATTTGATATTTGGTTAATTCACTTTCTGCAACACCAAACATCTTTGCCGCTTCAGCAGTCGCTTCCGCTTGAGATACTTGTATCTTTAGGTTATCAATAATCATCGGAGATAAGCGACCAATACCTCTGACGTATGAATCCATTAAGTAGTCAACGCTCTCGCCAGTCGAGGCCGAAATCTTAGTGAAATACTGCATGGCGTCAGGCAATGTTTGAGCAAAATCTTTTCCGATTAGCTGTGCAGCACTATTAAAGTTCTTCATCAGGTCAACTTGATTGACCATACCCAATGATCCTTTGTTAAGTGCTCTAAGCCATCTCTTACTACCCCCCTCTAGTTCTTCAGTAAGTCCTTCAAATGCTTTTGTTACACCTTCAACTTCTGCACCTCTTTTGGCAAGCGCCATAGTGCCTTTCGCAAGTACAGCTACAGCAGCAACACTAAAAGCAGCGGCTATTGCGCCACCGGCCAACTTAGCAACTTTACCCAACCCCTTTAATTTAGTGCTAAACCCTTTAGTATCAGCGGTTACTTTTACTACTAAATTGCCTAATGTTCCTAATCCGAACATTTATTTTTTCTTCCTCAAGTCTTTGCCTCCAAGGGCAGTATTTAATATCTCAACTATTGATATTTGTTCTTTCCATGTTTGAGGCTTTTTCTTTATTGTTTCAGGCATAAAATCGGTTGGCTTGTATGATTTTTGCCCCTTACCTCTAAAGACGTTCGCTATGACAGCGCAGATAGTGCCTGCTCTTAAATCTGCCCGATATTCAAGCGGTTCGATTTTATTTTTTTCAATCCACTCTTGTATTTCGTAACTATCCATCCTGGATAACAATTCCTTCTTCGTCATTCCTAGCTTTGCTGCTAACCGAAAGTAGAATAAATACTCAGGATGGTGTTTTAGTTTTTTGCTATCTTCTCTATTACGCCTTCTGATAATCCACAAAGATCGCCAGCAACTTCAAATATTCTTTGAAGTGCTTTAGCTGATTTCTTTCCAAGAGCAAGTACATCTTTCATGTCAAATATTCTCTCACCCTTTTCGTCAATAACACATTGGATCACCAGCTTTGCGCGAATATTCTTAGTGTCGACTTCAGATTTTCCTTCTTTAATTGTCGTAATACTCCCTTCAAAAGCATCCCGCTCTTCCCCGGTCATGCCACGAACACGCACATCACCGCCCCATTCTGGAACTTTCACAATCTTAATCTGTGTATCTGCCTTCTTAAGTATTTGTTCTCTTGTTAGCATTTAATTATCCTTTCTACGCTAACGTG